CGAACTTCAGGATTACGCGCTAGCTCGCGGAATAATTGACGACCAAAGATCAAGGTGTCTGGATTGATACCATGTGCGTTCTCAAAAACAATGTCTTTTAGCTCGTGGAGATAGCTTAAAGCTTCAGCCCCAACAGCGTTGAACTTTCCGCCGAATTGAGCAGTTGAGTCATTGTCTTCAAAGTTTGCAGTGTTGAAAAGAAGATCAGCTGCGCGCTTCTCGCGAGCGAGCTTCATTACGCGAGCAACTTTCTTTGCAATGCGAGCTTCTTCACTGCCTGGATATTGGCTGTCAAAGATGTCTTCCATTGCGATTGAATCGCTTGCGCTGTAGATCTTAGCTTTGAAAGTTTGGCTTGAACGATCGAAACCACCGATTGAAGCACGACTTGAACCGGGAGCACGCTCAAGGTCAAGGCCTGCACCTGCACCCATGAAATTACGAGTGTTCTCAACTAGTAGAGTTCCTGAACGCTCTGGAACTTTGATAGTCTCAAGAACTTTGTCAGCAATCAGTTGATTATCACTAGGAACAACTTCTTGAACAAGGCTTGTTAAGATCTGATCGACAGGATGTAGATTTGAATATGATGAAGCCATGATTTAACTCCTTAAGGAAGTAGATTGTTAGGGCCGGTGAACTTGATCAAGATCTGATCGTCAGCACTTGCTGAAGCTTGGTTCACGTTTGGAAGGATTTGGCCAATAGCATAATTTCCACTAGTAGCATGAGCCACAACGTTTCCATCAGTGTCAGCCATAACAAGTGAAACAGTGTTTGCAATGGTATCACCAGCAATCACTCGTGATTCACCTTGAACAAGAACCTCAACAACCTCACCGCTTGCACAAGCACGTTGAGCAACACCAATACAACGAGCGTCTGTTGCTGCGTCAGTGATTGCAATCTTGCCATCGGTGGTTGAAGAAACGAGTGCGAACTCAGTGATGGCTTCTGAAGCCACGAAAGTCTTAATGATGTTATTCATGATTAAGCTCCAAATACTTTGTTGTAATAGTCAGGATTTGATTTAGCGAATAGGTCAAGAGCTTCTGAATAGCTGACAGACTTTTCAGTTGCTAATTTACGGACTTCTTGATCAAGAGTAGCTTTGTTGATTTCTTGGCCACTTGCGCCATGACCAACTTCAACTAAAGGAAGAGCGCTGTTAGAAGGTCGCTCGCTGAACATGGTCCAAAACTCTGATTGGATCTCACGAAGCTCGAAAGCTTTACCAGCAACAACAGCCTCACTTGGAGTGATCTTGCCTTCATTTAAAAGAGTGTTGATTGCTTCACGTTTCTCAACCTCTTTTTTCTCTGCTTCAATAGCTTCAAGACGCTGTGAAAGTTTAGCGTTATTCTCTCGAAGCGCTTGAACCTCACTTAATAAAGTAGACTCAGCAAGTTGCTCACTCATCTTGTAAGCTTTCTTCTCTTCGTCTTCTTTCATCTTTTCAGCTTTGTCTTCTTCTTTAGACTCAGACATTTCTTCAGCTTTGTCTTCTTCCTCTTTCATAGTCTCTTCTTTTTGATCGACCATTGCAGACTCAGATTCAGCCATCATGTCCTTCATCTTTTGTTCAAGTTCTTTGACCAAAGCATCTTTTGCAACGAGCATTTGGCGCAGTTCTTCAACAGATAATGATTCAATGTTGTCCATTGAGGTTATCCTTTCGGTTAAAAGTACCCGGCCAATCTTATCGTTTGATTGAGCAGGTCTGGGAGTGAGAGTAATTGCTAATAATTGAGCGTCACCAATCTTGGATCCGCCATCACGAGAAAAGACTTCCCCGTTTAAGAACTCAGGACTTGACCAAAGAACACCGCCGGCAGACTTGACAACATCAAGACCTCGCTCGTTATATGCTGGTGTTGCATAGAGTCCATCTTCTCTAAGTTCCAATTCAACGATCATCCCAAGAGCGTTTCCACTTTCGGGAGGAGCTGGAGAGCCACCTTGAAAAGGTGAAGTAGCGTGTTGCCAATCAATGATGACAGGATCCGCAAGCTTGCGCTCATTAAAGACTCGGATCATTTCGCTTAATAATTCATGATCTATTTCTTGGCCGATATTCTCACCATTCATTCGTGATGATACTTGGCCAAGAGCTAAGGTCTTGAATGGCTTCCCAATGGTGAGCCCTTCAGGGATGTCATAACTTGGCTCACTTAGGTGAGTGAGTTGAATTGCTTCGCCATAAGCTCGAAGGCTTGTTGACTTTTCGTCTGCACGTTTCATTTGATTCACAACCTTTCTTGACCAAGCAAAGCCGGCATCACCGCCCCAACCTTGCCAAGCTTGCCAGCCTTTTCCTTGATCGTTCCACGTGGAACCTTGTTTATCCACTTCGTGTCGAGTGAAGTAGTTGAGCATACGTTTAACAGTGTCGGGAGATAGTTGCTTCCCATTGCCTAGATCTCTAGCTCTAGCAATGCCAACATCGGTCATCCCTCTTTGACTTGGTGGCTTGGTTGCTCTGACTTCAAGCGCTCGCTTTGCTGCTTCTTGCGCTCCCTTTGGTGGAGTAAAGTCAATATGATCATACTTGGCCGGAGCTAAAGTTTCAGCTTTGGCTTCCTTCTCGGTTCGCTGTGGATGACCTTTGGGAAGCAAGTCAAGATCTGTGTTGTATGCTTTCTTCCGTTCACCTGTGCCGACCAACTTAAGGAAAGTCTTAACACGAGCAAGCGCCCATTGGGTTCTTGTCATACCCGGCCTATGAGATACAGAAAAAGCACCGGCCCCACGTCTAAACACTGCCTTCAACATTCCCATGTCTACCTTTTTAGACTTGGCTTTGTATTGGTCATTGTGTTTGTCGATCATGTTTTGGAGAGCTTTGACAGCTTGGTCACTGATCTCGATTCCACCACGAGAACCGCTTGCGCTTCCTTTTGGATTCTTAGCGCTTCCGGTCACTTGATCTTTTTTAGGTGCCGGAGTTTGGGCCTGTGTTCGCTTCTTGATCTTAGCCATTAGCTTTTCTCCGCTTGATTAGTTGTTCAGCAAGAGCTGACACACCACCACCACCGCCAAGACTAGCTGTTCTTTCAAGCGCTGATCTTTGAGCGTCTTCAGGAAGGTCACCGGCTCCAAGACGTTCTCTGATTGCTCGCTCCAATTCATCATCGGGAGTGAGAAGACCGGCTTGAACAAGACCGGGAAGCATCCCCAAAGATTCCGCCAAGTCATCAGTATCAAGACCGGTGTGAGTTAGCTTTGGAAGCTTAGAAGGATCGACCAAGCCAAAGTTCCAACGGATCAACCGCCCAATGGTTCCGCCACCTCTACGATCAACACCGCTAACTTGACCAGCGACAAGATCACAAAGATTGATTGCTGCTCTTCTGAAGACAGAAAGGTGAATCTCACCAACTGACCTTGCTCCTGTTTCAGTGTTGCCAAGATCAGCAAACTGAGTAAGGAAAGCGGCTGACATTTGGGAGTCACACTTGGTGATAATCTCCAAAGGTCCACTTGCATAAAGATTCGGTTGAGCAGCGTAAGTGTCAAAACTGACAGCGTCATTCTCAACAAGATAAGATTGTTCAGCGCTTATGAATAATTGTGCTTGAGCTTCAGCATCATTGATCATTGCGTCAATGTCGCCATCGGTTAAACCAAGAGCTTCAGCTTGACTTCGATCAACCTTTACTTTTGGAGTAGGTACAGCCCACCGATCAAGACCAACACACATGAGATTAGATACTCGTTGCTTGGTCCGCCACCACCACCAAACCGGCCTAAGCATCCCAACTCCTTCAAAGTTGGAACCGGTCTTGTTGAGAGTGAGCAATAAAAGCTTATTGGCCGGGATTGGCTCCGGAACATAAGTGAGGCCCACAACGTTTTGAAGGACACCATCCAAGTTTTGATTATCTCTACTAAGCCACCGTTGGTGTGCGCTAGGTTCACGATCTGCATAATGGTCAAGCCATACTCTAACATTGCCATTGCTGTCTGGACCTACTCGATAGATTTCTTCAGCATAACGATACCCAACAGGCACAAACTCAAAAAGATAAGCAAGTTGATCCTCCCATGAAAGAGTCATCTGCCCACTGTAACCATCAAAGCCAAAAGCTTCATTTGCGAATCTTGCCAACTCGTCAGCCATTGGATCGTTTTCAATGCCAGGTTCAAAGCGCCAAGAAGCAGAGAGCAAAGTCTGTCGAAGCATATGCCAAGAACGTCTCACAATCGGATCCGTTCTCAACATTTCTTCAGCTTCTTGAACCCAATTAAGGCCGGTCAGTTGTGGATTCTGCTCCTTGCCTGTAATCACTCCACCGCCAAGTTGAGTTCCTGTAATTCCCCTTGTGGTGAATCTAGGTGTCAGCGCTCTCATATGCTTCGGTGAGCGTTCTTTTGTTTCATTGTAGCTCATTAGCGCCCCTTGATTGGATTGGTGCTTACAGACACTATAAACACTGAACACATATT